TTAGGACATCGCCCTTTCACGGCGGTAACGGGGGTTCGATTCCCCCTGGGCGTGCCAACTTTCCGTACTATGAACCCCTATAGAATCATTGATAATTCGTTCCGGGTTGTAGTGTATAACCACTTCAGTGGGATTTATATCAATTTTCCTGATAAAGCTCTGCAATAAAATGCGGAGCTTTTTTTCATTTGCAGTATTCAGGAGGATAGTTTTCAGCGTGCGTAATGCGCTGTCGACATCAATCTCCGGGATTGCATCAACATCTGGCGCGCCCGCCAGCTTATCGAGTTCGATGAGCAGGGTTTGTTCCCGTTCATCATAACCGGCCACGCGCTCAAGCAGGGAGCGGCTGTCTGAACCGGACAGCCCTGATTCCACCAGTTCAAACAGGGTATTGCGCCGGCGGCGTAGTTCGGTGAGCTCTTGCTGCAGTAGCTTGTGCTGCTCGGCATTATTGGTACGTTTTTCGACGTATTTCCGATAAGCCTCACCAATGAAATCGCTGACCACTTCTTGGGTAAGTAGTTTGTCGACCACAATATTTAGCAGGTAGTCATCCAGCTTTTCGGCCGATATGCGGCGCGATATGCAATTGCAACCTTTCTTGAAGCCGCTGCAGTTGTAGTAATTGTAGCGACGTTTGGTTTTGCTGGTAGCGGTTTCAATGCTCATGGCCTTGCCGCAGTGACCGCACCGCAGCAAACCGGTGAATAGGAAACGGCTGGAAGGGCTGCCGGTTTGCTTATAATCCGGCCGGTAGCGTTTTTGTACGGCTTCGAAATCTTTTTCCGAAACCAACGGCTCGTGGGTTTGCCGAATAATCCACTCTTCCGGCGGGTTGGGTTTGTTGCCGCTGCGTTTGTTATACACGGTCTGACCGATGTAGACACGGTTTTTCAGCATATGCGACAGACTGGCGGCCTGCCATTCGGCCCCGCGCCGGGTATAGCCGCGCCCAGTAAAGCTGCGGGCGATGGCAATGGCACCCTCCCCCGCCGCAAAACGGCGGAAGGCTTCCTGCACCAGTGTTTTTTCGGCATCGTTCGGCACCAGTTTACGGCGTTTTCCCTGGCTGGTTATTTGATAGCCGAACGGTGCGCGTCCGCCGTTAAACCAGCCTTCTTCCGCGTTTTTCAACATGGCGCGGCGGGTGTCGCGACTGATTTGGCGCGATACCTGCTCATCCATAATTTCCATAATCGAATCGGTGAACCAGCCCTCGTCGGTATCGCTATCGATATTCATTGAGGCATATACCAGGCGGGTACCGCTTTCACGCAGCAGCAGTTTGTAACTGGCGGCATCCAACTTATTACGGGCGAAACGGGAGGTGGACCAGACGATAAAGTAGTCCACATCGTTTACCGCACAATAATGAATCGCGCGTTGAAAAGCCTGCCTCTTCACAGCCGAAGTGCCGGTAATGCCCTCATCGCGGAATATCTGTAACACGCTGGCGCCAAGCTCTTTGGCTTTCTTTTTGCATTGATCTGTCTGGGCATCGATTGAAATACCCTCGTCGGCTTGGCGGGTGGTGCTGACCCGCACATAGATGATTGCTCGTTTCATGATTTCCCTTCCTGTGTAGGGTGGATTTTACTGCCTATCCTGTGCCAAAAATACCCCTGTTTTGTTCTTGTCTTTGGTCGTTTAATGCCCGTATGAGCGACCATTCTTCCCAATCCCTCGATACCGTTGTTTTCCGCTGCGCCGCCTGCAAGCACACTTTTGAGTGTGCCCCGCAGACGGTGCGGGATGCGCCTGAATACGAGTGGCACCCGTTTGCCTATCAGGCAGCCTGCCCGAAATGCGGGGAGACCTGCGCCCAGGCGGCCTGGCACCGCAACCTAATGAAGGGTTGGGCGAATGCCACCGGTCCAAAGACGCCGGAAGGCAAGGCGGCGGTACGTAAGAATCTGGAAGGCCACCCGACGCCGGAGGAAACGCGAAGGACCCGCTTCAATGCGCTCAAGCACGGCATGAATGCCCGCACCGCCACCTATTTCCCGGCCAAGCCGGACGGCTACCCGGCCTGCCGCACCTGCTCGGTGGATCGCGAATACTGCCGCAGCCAGCCGGCCTGCGTAAAGCAGACGCAGCTGTTTATGCTGCACCACGCCGCGTTCGAGCAGCGCGACCCACGGTATTTGACCGAGATTTATGCCGATATGCAGGCGGCCATTACCGCTATCGTCCAGCAGATACTGCAGACGATTGTGGCGGACGGCGTGGTTTTGCGCGCGCCGGCATGGAAGGTGGATCAGGAAGGCAATGTAGTGATCGGCGAATACCTCGACCGGGCCAGCGGCGAGATGAAGGTGATTTACGAAGTCCACTCCCACCCGCTGATTCGCAGCCTGCAGGATTTCTTGAGCAAAAACGGTCTGTCGTTGGCTGATATGGGTATGACACCGAAAGTCATCGAGCAGGAAGAGCAGGCGTTGGGCCACCTGAAACAGGATGCCGCCACCCAGCAGTCGCTTTTGGAATACTCCGAGCGCAGTGCCAAAGCACTGGAAAATTTATCGGTACTGGCACAACGCGCTAACGAACGCAAACAGCAAGACCCGGTATTGATTGAATACCGGCAGCAGAACGGGGATAAATCATGAAAGAGTTTGCAATCAGCGCCCTGTTTCTGGGTAGCAAGGTGGCAATCGTGTATTTAGCCTATCTATCGGCGAAAGAACGGGTACCGCATTGCGGTTGGTTGGTATTCGCCGCGGTATTTTTTGTATGTTTTTTCGGGTTAAAGGTGGATTGATGTTGCCGTCGGAATACTGTGCCGACTGCGGCGCCAAATTGGACGGGCACGAGCAGTTGCAATATTTGGACGTGTGCCGCGACTGTTATGAGGGATGGGCGGCTTATTTGGCGCAGTTGGCTCCACAGACGGAGGCTGTATGACGACCGCCGCCCAACGCATCCAAATACAGCATAGTGCCGAGCAGGAAATCATGCGCTATGCCCGACCAGACCCGGTTACCGGCATCAAGCCGCATGCCTTGTGGCACAAGCATGTGCACAACGTCGATCTCGACCCGATGCAGGTGTTGAAGATGCAGGAGATGGACGACCACCGCAATACAGTGGATTTTTCCTGCCGCCGAACCGGTAAAACGGCAGTGAAAGAAATGTACTGCCTGGAATATTTGGCTACTACCCCTTTCCAAGAAGAAGGGATTGTGGCGCCACGCTTACAGCAGAGCCAAACCAACCTGATGTATCACATCGACGCCATCCGCCGCAGCCCGATTTTGAGCGGTTGGATCGGCTATAAATCCGGGCGGCGGCAGATTGCCGACACGCGTTACCAGTTCCACAACGGCAGCAAGGCCGTCTGCTACGGCATCATGAGCCAAATTGACGGTGACGGCCTGAGTATCGGTTCGCTGGAAGAAATCGACGATATGCCGGCCGACCGGCTATTTTCCCGCTTCCTGCCGATGCTGGGTTCGGCTCGGCGCCTTGGGGTGGACAGTTCGGTGAGTTTCGACCCACAGATCCGTATCACCGGCGTGTATAAAGGGGCGGACGTGCTGACCCAGTTGATTGATACCGGCGGCTACCATGTATTGCCGCCGGTAGACGTGTATCTCGGTATCGAACTGGGGATTTTGAATCAGGCGTTTGTGGATGAGATGAAGGAACAGTTACCGGATTCAGAGTGGATACGGCAGTTCTTGTGCATCAACGCTTCGGCGCAGAACCATATTTGGGAAAAATACATCCGCCGGGCGATGGCGGTGGGCTTGTCGGCTGGTTTGCAGGCAGCCTGCCCTCTGCCCGGCGGCCGCTACCGCAAAAAAGGTTTGCTCAGTTTCGGTTATGACCATTCCGGCCACGGCGAGAGCGCACATGCTTCCAAGTCTGCCTTGGTGGTGTGCGAGCAGGTGGGGAATTTCGCCACCTTCCCGTTTGTGAAAACGTGGCCGGCGGGTACTGATGATGCGGTGGTGCAGCGTGACCTGTTCGGCTTTTGGGAGTATTTCCGCCCGGATTACGCGATGGGCGACGCCTATGGCTTGGGTATGCTGACCAACCTGAACGATATGCTGTTTGCTCGCGGTCTGACCGATATCGACCGACGCAGTATCGGTGATGGGCAATCGACTGCTTCGACTTGGATGCACTGGCCATTCGCCCCGATCCGTTTCGAGGGTATGACCAAGCACAATATGGCCAGCTTACTGCGCACCGCCTTTCACAACGGGCAGGCCGCCATCCCGTATATGGACGACGGTAGTGACGCACTACGGACAAAAAATGCGGCAAATACCAGTTGGGGGCCGAGCCGATTGGATGAAATCGGTGCTGATAGCAGCGATTTTGCACTGTTTATCAGACAACTGGGTAATGTGAAATCGGCGCCGGCGAAAAACGCTGCCTACAACACCTACAAGATGGCGAACCCGAAAATCGGCGACGACTTGTTTGATGCGGCCTGTGCGGCGGTATATGCAATGGTTACCGCCGGTATTGAGAATTACCAGCCGGGCGTGGTGCTGACGCGGCGCATCAGCCAAGAGCAACTACTGGGGCAATTATGAAACTGAACCGACCACCACCCCGCCCTCTTTCCGAGCAGGAAAAAATCGAAGTGGCCCGTAAGCGGGCGGAATGGATTGCCGCCTTCGGAGAGGACGACGACATGATTCGCCGGTTATATGAGGCGGGACTGATCGAAGGTTGGCGGTCAATCGTTAAAGTGGAGCGAATCGAAAATGGGGATCATCAATAGGCTGCTGCGCCGTTTCGGGCGCAGCCAATCCGATGCCATGCTGACCGGTGAGGAAGCGCACGGCATAACCAGCGAAATCGGGATGCGTCCAACGCCGGAGCGGCAGCAGCGGTTGGAATACAGCTGGGAAACTATCGACTACGACTACCGCGCGGTGGTGCTGGATATCCGGCGTATGGATCGCGAAGACGGGCGGGTAAAGCGCATCCATAACCGGGTGGCGCGCGATGTGACCCGCGGCGGATTGGTGCTGCTGCAGGCCGACCCGAGCGCGCGGGTACAGCAGGCATGGCGCGAATTCGTACGCCGTCTGCAACTGAATAATGCACAAAAACTGAAATCGGATGCGCGCGGGCTGGTGATGGAAGGTAACCTGCCGATGCAGTGGGTGCTGGATAATAAAGGGCAGGTGGTGGCGGCGGTGCGCATGCCGGCGGAAACCATCCGCCCAATAGTGGGCAACGACGGCCGCTTCAAGGATGTGGCGGCGGCTTATGCGCAATACGATTTCCAACGTGGTCAAGACATAGCAGTGTTCGGGCTGTGGCAGCTGACACTGGCGCGGCAAGACCCGGACAACTTCGACGACCTCTCTTCTCTCGGCCGGCCGTTTTTGGATGCCAGCCGCGAGATTTGGCGCAAACTGCGGCTGACGGACACCGACTTAGTAATCCGCCGCCACCACCGCAGTCCGATGCGCCTGTCGCATGTATTGGAAGGGGCGAGCGCGGAGGATTTGGAAGAATACCGCCAGCATACCGAGGCGAACAAAGACCAGATCACCACCGACTTCTACAGCAACAAAAAGGGCGGGGTGCAGGCGGTACAAGGCGACGCCACAATGGGTGAAATCGCCGATGTGGTGTATTTGCTGGACAGCTTTTTTTCAGGCAGCCCCTTGCCGAAAGGGCTGGCTGGCTATACCGACGGGCTGGCGCGCGACATCTTGGAAGACTTGAAGCGCGACTACTACGACGAAGTGGATCAGATACAGGACGTGCTGGCGATGGTGTACCAGCAGGGCTTCCGGCTGCACTTGCTGCTGCAGGGCATCCCGGCCGATGCGGAAAATTTCAGGGTGTCATTTGCCGAACGGCGAACCGAAACACTGAACCAGACCACCGACCGGGCACTGAAACTGAAAGCACTGCAGTTGCCGCAGTCGATGATTTGGGAGGAGCTGGGCTACAACCCGGCCGATGTGGAACAGCGGCGTGAGAACGATGAAAAGAACTACGACCCTTATCCAGAGGATGCGCATGTGCCGAGCGTGAAGGTAACGCCTGGCAACGCACCGAAGGGAGAGAGTATGACGAGCGTGGGTAATCATGGATGATATTCCGCGCGCACCGCATTCGCGTCCTGATTTAGCCGAAACCTGGACACTGGTGGCGGCGATGGAGCAGTCCAGCCGGGCAGCCTACCGCGCCGCCGGCAAACGCATCCGGCAGCAGGTGGCCGATTACGAGCATATTGGCATTGCCGAATTGGCGGAAATCCACCGCCTGCTGGATAGCGAGCTGAAGCAACTGGAACAGGTACAGAATAGACTGCTGCACGATGGCATGCTGGCCGCAGCGGCGGCAGCAGCATTGGGCTGGCGCGGCCGCCGGCGTGAGCCGGAAGCAGAACGGCTACTGGTGCGGCACCTGCTGGATACGCCGCAGAAGGACGGGCTGAACTTGTCGGCGCGACTGTGGCGTATCCATGCCGGTGCCGCACGCGACCTGAAAAGTGTTGTGGATGTAGCAGTGCAGCGCGGCTGGGATGCCGAACACGCCCTGCAGCGCACCCTGAATATCACACCGGAATTGAAGCAGGCGCTGGATGAGGCCGGAGCGGGTGCGGTGGCTAGGCGCCTAGAAGCTGGATTACTGGCCAATCCGGGCAATGCGGCCATGAAATTCCGTCGCGTGCTGCGCACCGAAATCAACCGCGCGCACGGCGAGCGCTACAAGCAGCTGGCGCGGGCGGACGAGAATGTGGTTGGGCTGCGATTCATGCTTTCACCGCGCCATCCGCGGGTGGATATTTGCGACGAGCATGCGGCAGCAGATTTATACGGGCTGGGTCAGGGCGTGTATCCGGTGGACGAGTGCCCGTGGCCGGCACATCCGAATACCTTCAGTTACACCGAAGCGGTGTATCGGGACGAAATCGGCAGCCTGAACCCTACGGTGGAAAAAGTACAAACCGAGATCGCTGCGGAAGCAGATGGGTTGTTGGAACGGGCCGCCGCCATTGAGCCGGTGATAACGGGCGACTTACAACGGATGGCTGCCGCCGTGCAAGCACGTATGGCTGGGTTGGATTACCGTTTCAAAGGCCGCGAATCCCTAATTCGCAAGATTGAAAGCAAAACATGGAGGCGTGATGTAACACCGGCCCGTGCTGCTGCTAATATCACGGATGTGTTGAGATATACGGTGTTGTTGGACGGAGAGAGTTTTGTCAGCCAGTATTGGCAGCTGCAGGAGCAACTGGCAGCCAGCGGTTACCAAACCAACAAGGTGTCGAATACTTGGCGTAAAAATGCAGTGTATAAAGGCATCAATACGACCATCATCAAAAATGGACAGGTATTCGAGCTGCAATTCCATACCGAGCAGAGCTTCAATTTGAAAAATAACGAGTTGCACAAACTCTACGAAGAGGCGCGGGAAATCTCCACCAGTACGGAAAGACGTGCCGAATTGCAGCGTCAGATGGTAGAATTAAGCAGGCAAATCCCGACCCCGCCCGGCATCAGTACGATTCAAACGAAAGCAGGGATACGATGAAACATCAATATTGGAAAGTAGACGGCAACCCGGACATCATTATTCGTGGTGATGAAGATGAAGACGGCAATGTTTACGAATGCGCCTTCTTCAATCGGCATACCCGGCAGTGGGACTACAGCGAATCCGGTTACTGGTGGGACGAGTGCTATATACAAGCCAATCTTGACGTACACAACCTGAGTGAGCAGGAAGCCTTAGCCCTGGTAGGTACAGTTTAAAATCTCCTAATTCCGGTTATTCCGGCATCTTCTTTTGGCGCCCTTTTGGGCGCTTTTCTTTTGCCAAAAATACCCCTGTTTTGTCATGCGCAAACCGCCTAATCTGCCATTATTGTCAGAGGGAGTTTCAATGAAACCGCGAATTTACCGCTTATCTGAAGAGAAACCGAGATGCCGTCGTGTGTTGTCGGCAGCAGCCACGCCGCCGCTGTCTGGCAAGCAGACCTCATGGGTGACGATTACCCGCACCGGCTCGTTCACCGACCCGCGCTACGGGCCGTTTGAAATTACTTCACCGATGCTGTTGAGCATGGTGAAGAACTTCGATGAGCAGGTGGTGGGGCAGGAGATTTACATCGATGTGAATCATAAACCGGGCGACGGTGCTGCCGCCAAAATCCTAAAGTTGAGGGTGGAGGGTACCCGCCTGCGGGCATTGGCCGAATGGACTGATTACGGTCTGAAGGCGGTGCGGGAGCGCGGTTTCACCTATCTTTCCGCCGAATTTGCGGATAACTGGCAAGATAACGAGGGCGGTGCGTTTCACGGCCCGACTTTACTGGGTGCTGGATTGACGGTACGGCCCGTCATTAAGCGCCTAGATCCGATCACGCTGTCGTGCGAATCCGGCGGCGATACCCTGATTCTGGCCGAGCTGGCCGACGATTTGATGAAAAAAGCGAGAGCGAACATGGATAAATTGAAAGAATTTTTGAAAAAACTGGCCGAATCCGGCTATTCCGCCAAAGTGCAGGCACAAGTGAAAAAACTGGCTGAAGCGGCGGTGGACGAAAACACCGGCGAAGAAAAGGCCGCTGCAGTGATTGCCGAACTGGAAGGCATGGCGAAAACCCTGGCTGCCGCCGAAGACGAGGGAAAGAAAGCAGCCGCCCCGGCCGCGGCTGCCACTCCCGCCGCTCCGACTGCTGCTCCGGCACAGGCCGCCGCTCCGGCGAAAACCTTGAGTGAAGACGAACTGGAGGCGCTGGTGGCGAAAAAGCTGGCGGAAGCTGAGCAGGCTAAAGCGCAGCAGGCACAGGCACGCGAAGCCAACGAAAAACTGCTGGCGGAAGAAATCGGCAAGGCCGAAGGCTTGTCTGACGAGCTGAAAAAAGAATTGGCCGAAGGCGCCAAAGCGCTGCTGTCCGACCATGCCACCGAAGCACAGGTGAAACAGTTGGCGCAGCACCAAATCAATATGGGCAACCGCATGGCCGCCGCTTCTTCGCTGGCGGCGATGGGTTACAGTGTGGCCGGTTCGCCGCACATTACTGTGCCGGACGAAGGGGCAAAACAGTTGAGCCAGATTTATCAGGACAAGCTGAAGCAGTCCACGCTTTCAGGCAGCCTGAATTTTACCGACCAAGACAGCCCGTTTGCCAAGAAGGTGCTGTCCGAGTTCGACCGCATCTTTGCCCGCGAACTGCACGCCGAGCGCAAGCTGCTGTCCGGCGGCGAAATGGATATGAACCGCAGCCAACTGCCCTACGGTGTGCAGCGCGAAGTGATCCGCCAGGCGCTGCATGACCTGAACGTGCTGCAGCTGGTGCAGACGCTGACCGACTTCAGCGCCAATCAGACCACTCAGATTCCTTATGAAGAGCGCGATTTAGCGCCGGTGTACAACGACGGCATGGTGTTTGAAGGCCAGCCGATTCCGTTTGCCGGTGTGAGCCAGAAAATGGATTTGGCCTACATCAACCAGATGAAACTGGCGCTGTCGGTAACCAACGAGGTGGTGCATTTCACCCGCGCATCCGTTATCAACTGGGACGCGCTGGGGCGCAACATCGAAACCAACGCCCGCATCCTGCGCGAGCTGGTTGCTCGCCGCCTGATCAACGAAATCCAGCGTGCCAGCGACAGCTACGCCGCGGTTGCGATTACCGACGAGGCGGTTACCCCGAACGCCACCAGCGGCATTTTCAAAACCGCGAAATTCCCGGTGGTGCGCCCGCATCAGAACCTGACTCTGCAGGGCGCAGCCGTGGGCGAGGCGGAAAACCCGATCACCATCAAGATTGGCGCCACCGTGGTTAAAGCCTACGACGGCACCAATGCCCAGCCGGCCGGCGACTACTTCCGAATCGTGGATTTGAACCAGGGTATTTTCCAGCTGGTGAACCAACTGGGTGCACCTAAGGCAGGCGCTACCGGCGTGAAAATCTCCTACAGCCAAGCCACCAACATCGTGCTGTTCAACTTGGATGTGGCCAGTGGTAACACACTGGAGAAACACCTGAACGGCCTGCTGCGCGAAGTGGGTGCGGCCAAGGCAAGCATGAGCGGCCAGCGTTACGAGCACGTGGACTACCTGCTGATGAGCCCGGTGTTGAACGACACCATCAGCAATGCCGAGCAGTTTGTAGTGAGTCTGAAACGCAACGGCTCTGATACCACCGGCGGCGGCGACCTGATGAAAATTAAGGACATCCCCGCCTACTCGACCAATGCGCCGCATACTGATATGGGCGACGGCCGCATCATCATGGGCGTGCGCGGTAATACCAGCTACACGGTAGCCAAGCCGTTCAGCACCGGCGATCTGTTCGAGATCACCAATGCGCAAGGCCAGCCGCTGGGCAAGAAAGTGTCCTATGGCGAAGAGTACAACGCCATCCACACGCCGAAGCCGGTACGCCACCGCAGCATTTCGGTGGTGGTATACAGCAAAACCAGCCGCGACGCGATTTAAAACCCAAGGCCCGCCCCATACCGGGGCGGGTATAAGGATGAAGCATGAAACAACTTCCCTATTACAACGACCAGCCGCACGCTGTTTTTGTGGGTGCGGTAATGATCCCGCCGGGGCATACCCGCCTGGTGGACGCAGCCTTACTGCCCCAACCGGAAGCCGACCCCGCCCCACCCTCGCAGCCTGCCGACCCTTTGGTGGAACTGTTGAAAGGCAATGTGGCGCAGGTGGTGGATGCTATACCCGGCTTAAGCATCGAGGATCTGACCCGTCTCGGCGATTTGGAACAAACCGGTGGCCAGCGCAAAGGCGTGTTGGGCGCGATTGCGGCACGCCTGCTGGATGAATCGAGCCAGCAGCAGGACGGTGGTTTGCAGCAGCCCAACCAGCCGCCGGGCGTTGAAGAGACGCCTAAGCAGGATGCTGAAAAAGATAGTGAGCATCCCGAACAAGATACCGAACAAGAACAGGTTGCCGAATGACTACACTCACCGCCGCCGCGGAACGGCTGACCAGCTCCATGCTGGACAGCAAGCGTATGTTTAAGGACGAGGATTATCCCCGCCTGCTGCGTACCGCGCTGGCTGCATTGAATGCGGTGCGGCCGTTGCACAAGGTGGAGGTGTTGGAGTTGGCGGCGTGGCAGGCGTTGTATCCCTGTCCTGAAGACCTGAACTCGGTGTTTGCCTGCTGGTGGGGGCGCAGTTACAAGGCCCGCGCTGCAATCTGGGCGGACGACTACCCTGGGAGGTTGCCGGAATGGCGGGTACTACCCGGCGCCCAAGGACGGTTGCTGCAGGCACAACCGGCACCGAGTGCCCGGCAAATTCAGATATTAGGCAACCGCTGCGAGCTGGAATATTGTGCCGACCATGTATTAACCGATACCGCCTGCACACTGGATTCGGAACTGCTGGATTTGCTGCATCTGCGCGCGCAAGCCGAAGCCATGCGTGATCTGGCCATGCGTAATGCCACTACTTCCTACCAGCTGCGCGAAGGTATCGGCAGTGTGCCGAAGAATGGCACGCCGGCCTACCTGTATCAGGAACTGTTGGCGGAATTCGAACGGCGGGTACTGTAATGAGGATGCATTACCGCATTAACGACGCCCATGTGCTGGCCGCACTGCAGCAAGCGCCGGCAGTGATGGAGCGCCACCTGCAACGCGGGTTGGATGCAGCCGGACTGCAGATGGTGCAGACGGCCAGGCAGAAGCTTCGGCAAAACGACAGCCTCGCACTTTCCACGCTGATTCAGGCAATCACGGTTGAGAAGACCGGCACGCTGGAGCGGGAAGTGCTGCCCGGCACCGATTACGCTATCTATCTGGAGAAAGGCACCCGCGCCGGTTACCGCCCGGCTCCTGCGCCGCTGCTGGCTTGGCTAAGAACCCGTCGGGCGGCGGAGCCGGAGCGGGCGGTTTTCAGACTGCAAAAGCATATCCAACGGCACGGCACCAAGGCCCATCCGTTTTGGCAGCCGGCTTTTGAGGATGCGGCGCCGCGGATGGTGCAAATTATCCGTGATGAAGTGCGGCGCGGTGTGCGGGAGGTGTTGGGATGAATATTTTCCAGGCCGAAATCGACCGCCTGAAAAGCGGGATTGCCGAAGCGCTGCCGGGCGTAATCGTACGCGGCTCGCTGATTGACCACGAATCATTGCGCCGCGACGAGCTGCAAAACGGGGTGATCACGGTGCTGTTGGAGCGGATTGAGAACGATGGCGACTGGCGCAGCAAGCTGCGGCTGCTGATTACCGGCCAGCTGGAAGTGCCGGGACGTCCGGGCGATGTGGAAGAGCAGGCGGCACTGGGTGCGGTAATCGAGAAAGCAGAAATCGCCTTGTATGCCAGGCTACGCGCTTATCTACGCAACACCGGCGGGCTGCCGCATATCGAGGCGCGCGAGGTGCAGTTTTCGGCGCAGAGCAAGCCGCCGTTCGGTTGGTTTCTGTTGCGGGCGGATTACGGACCGTTGAACGAAGCTTGCCTGGATTGGGATTTCGGCGGCGGCGCTGTGCCGGAAGCGATGTATCCACCGCAGGTTGAGCAGGCTATCAGCACGCTCTCCGGTGTGGATGTGAAAATTGATATTGAGCCGCACGAGAGCGCGGTCGAGCATCATAAGTGGGTGGATGGTGACGAATCAACCAGCCAGCCAGATGTAAAAACAAATGTGGAGCTGAAGTGATGGAACAGAAATATTTAAAACCGAAAGACGGGCTGTTGGTTCGGCTGGAAGACGGTATGGGCTATGTGGACGCGGAAGTCCAATTGTTGCCTCTAACGGCCTATTACCGCCGCCGTCTGGCCGACGGGGATTTGATTGAGGTAACTGAAGCGAAAGCGAAAGGCAAATAAAAATGGCTGATAATATTGTATTTGATACGATTCCATCCGATACCCCGCTTGGCGGGATCTTCTTGGAAATCGATCCCTCCCGCGCATTGGAAGGGCCCGTGGCCGTAGAGCGCAAGGTGCTATTGATGGGGCAAAAACTAGATAGCGGCACCACCCCGCTGCTCACGCCACGCCGCATCACCAGCGCACAGGACGCAGAGGTACAGTTCGGACGCGGTTCAATGCTGCACCGCATGGCGCTGGGTATGCAGGCTGTGTTTGATGAAGTTGGCTTTTTAGATGTGTCCGCCATTGCGCTCGAAGATACCGGCGTGGCCGCCAGCGCCACCATTACCGTGGCCGGCCAGGCGATTGAAAGCCGGGTATTGAACCTGTATATCGCCGGTGAGCAGGTGCAGGTGGTGGTGGCCAGTGGCGAGGATGCCGCCGCCATCGCAAAGAAAATCAATACAGTGCTGGCCGCCCGTACCGACCTACCCGTCAGCAGCGCGGTGGAAGACAAAGTGGTTACGCTGACGGCGCGCAATAAAGGCGAAACCGGCAACGGCATGGAAGTGGCATGGCAGTATTTCGACGACGACCGCCTGCCGCGCGGCATCACCGTCACTATTTCCGGTGGCAGCAACGGCGTGGGGGCGTTGGCCGGCGGCAGCGGCGCGCCGGATGTAGCCGCCGCACTGGCGGCGGTGGACGAACAATGGTTCTACACCATCATCAGTCCTTATACCGACCAGAACAACCTTGCCAAAATTGAAGCCGACATGAACGGGCGCTGGGGCGGTATGAACATGAAGACAGGCCATGTGTTCAACGCGTTAAACGGCACCCATGCCGAGCTGACCACCTTCGGCAACAAGCGCAACAGTGCGCACGGCAGCGGCTGGGGCTTGAAAGGCTGCCCGACTTGGGCTCCGGTACGCGCCACCTGCTTCGGACTGACCTGCCAATACTACGGCAACCAAGACCCGGCCCTGCCGCTGAAGGCGGTGAAGGTGCCCGGGGTGCGCGCACCGCGCCTGCAAGACCGTTTCAATTACGGCGAGCGCACCTTGCTGGTGCGAGACGGTATTTCCACCACCACGGTAAACGCGGCCGGCGAAGTGTATTTAGAGCGGGTGGTTACTTATTACCAGCAGAATGCGCTGGGCTTGGACGATACCAGTTTGAGCAGCTTGGAAGCGAAGTGGACGGTGGATTACTACCGTTATCAGGTGCGCGCCCGCATCGCCCTGCGCTTCCCGCGCCACAAGTTGGTGAACGACGGCACCAATATCGGGCCGGGGCAGAAATTTGTAACCCCGCAGATGATCAGCGACGAAATCACCGCGCTGGAGCGTGATTTGGAAGAAATGGGTATCGTGGAAGATGTGGATACCAGCAAGAAAAACCGACTGGTATTGCGCAGCAAAACCGACCCGGACCGTGTGAACGCAGTGCTGCCGCCGAATTTGGTGAACCAGTTCCGCACCTTCGCTGCGGTTGTGCAATATCGTTTATAAGGAATAAGTTATGAGTAATGTAACCGGATTATGCTATGTGCGCGTGAACGGCCAGCGCCTACAATCGAAAGAAGGCGCCACCCTGAAACCGGGCGGCCCGGTGGCCGAGATGGTGACCGCGGTCACCGGGGTAGTGGGCGCGGCCACAAAAGAATTGCAGGCTGCCGAGATTAAAGCCAAAATCGTACACACCGGCGATTTGGACATCACCGCCGTGCAGCGTTGGCGCAATTTTACCGCCACCTTCGAAACCGACAGCGGCCAGCGTTACCTGATCCGCAATGCTTCGGTGGTGGATGCGGTGGAACTTTCCGGCCACGAAGTGGACGTAACCATCGGCGGGCAGGAAGCCGAGCGCGTATAGATTTCCCTCCTGTGTGTGTTGTGTGTGAAGCAAGCAGCCGCCCCGCGTGGGCGGCTTTATTGTGCGCGGGTATAATGACTTCGCTTTTCACACGAGGGGGGATGATGGCTAAGAAACAGGATGGCTGCTTCATTACTGCGGCATTGATTGCGATAGGAATAATGACGGTTTGGGAGGCGTTTGGTTGGTGGATTTTGGTTATCCTATTGCTGTGCGCCGCCTGTTGGTGGTTTTTTAACCGAAAATCGCCAGTTGTTCAGTCGAAACAAGACTCTTCTATTCAACAGGAAAATGAACCGACGATAACTATCGGAGTCTATACCCGGTCAATAGGTCCCGATTATTCCAAGCCATATCAGCGACCAGATCATGATGGTGAGCGGATGTTCGCTGAGTTAAGGGATTTTGTCGGCGTGGGGGATTATGATGCGGTTCGGCTCGCATTAAGGAGAATCGCATGGGGTACTCACCGCTATTCCACACCGATGTTTAAGGCGCAGTTGGCGGATTTTATCGCCGAATTTGCCAAAATAGACCCGTTGTTTAACGGGATGTGGCCTGCATATAAAAGGCTTATTTCCGATAATCCCGGAATGATACAAAGCAAGGTTTATCAGGTGTTCCCTAATGTATCGGTTGATGACCAACGTTATGTGTTATATTTCGCAGAACATTTAAACGTATTGAAACGGAAGAAAAAAGGGAATAGTTATACGCTTTTCCTTCCAACGCAGTTGATTGATACGGATGAAGTAAAGGTGATGGATGATTTGTCGGCAATAGAACGGCAAATGTTACTTGAGCTTTCAGAAAGGAAATATATAAGGCTTCCTCTGCACGAATATTGGTCTCGGCATTTGGAGAACCCGGAAAAAACATTAGGGAAGTTGGTTTCCCTCGGGTATTTTAAACGGGCGGATGATAGCGAAGTTCTCGATGCTTTTTATAAAAAGGCAGAGCTGGCTATGATCCTGAAAGAAGCAAAGCTGCCTGTAAGCGGTACAAAAGAAGTCGTCATTAACCGTATTTTGGAACAGCTGCCGAATGTGGCGGAGGAGTTAGTGATGGGTAAAGATTTATTCAAACCAACCCGTACCGATTAAATCACCAAGCATCTCAGGCTACCTGAAAAACCGCTTGACCTTTCAGGTAGCCTGAACTATGATTGCGCCGTGGCTTCAATCAGCCACACGGGTTTGACAGCCCGCATAACTCGGCGACGAGCCGCAGAGAGCCTTGAGCACCACGCGGCATTTTTACGTCTGCAATCCCAGTTGTTCCTTTTCTATGGGGCGCACTGGGCGGGAGGCTTCGGCCTGCCGGTTCGAGTTACCGGTCTGTCAACCCGCCTTTTGCGCCCCGCCTCACGTTTGACAGCGTGATGGGGTATGACCCAACTCGAAAAGGACAATATCATGCCTTCCATCCGTTCGGCTTTCCGCCGCCCGCTGGTTGCCCAGCATATCCGCACTTTCCCCAACCTAAGCCAAGCCGCCGCCTTCATCGACCGCCTGACGGCGTCACGCGCCGACAGCTACCGCTTCAATATCCAGCAGACCGCCGCCGACCGCTGGGCGGTATGCCGCGTGATTTCGGGAGGGGTGCAATCATGACTGCCGCCCCCTTCTTCTCCGCCGCCGACAGCTGCGGCATGGACCGCTATTTCACCCGCGCGCAGCAGGACACCCTGTTGCGCGGCCTCGCCGCCTTCGCCGCCAAGGAAGACCGACGCGATTACGCCTGGATCCGCTTCCTGCTCTATTCCGGGCTGCGCATCGGCGAATTCACCAAGATCACCTGTGGCCAGGCTTGGGCAGCTCTGGACACCCGACACCTCTATATCCCTGCCGAACACCGCAAGGGGGGACGGCGCGACCACAAGGTGCTGCTGCACGACAAACTGCGGCAGGCACTGGAAGACCTACTCGAACTGCAGCTTGAGTTCGGCGGCAGCCAGTCCGACGGCGAGCCGCTGGTATTGGGGCGCGGCAGCCGCGCCATCACGCCGCGTGCACTGCAGCTGCGCTTTGCGCAATGGATGGTGGTGTTCGGCCTGCCGCAGGAGGCCACACCGCACTGGCTGCGCCACACCTGCGCCATGCGTGTACTGCGCGCCAGCCGGGCGGAAGATAAGCTGGGCACGGTGCAGCGGGCATTGGGGCATACCAGCCCGGCCAGCACACGCATTTACGCCCACGCCACCAAGGAGGAATTGGAGCAGGCGCTGACCGATGCCTTCGCCGACCCGGCGCCGGCTAAACCGCCGCGCCGTACGCTTTCCAACCTGAGAAAAATGTATTACAGCAGCAGACAGGAGGTGTAGTGATGGAACTGAAAACCCCGCTCACCGATACACCGGTTCAGGTAGCCTGCTGCCCCAGCCTGAACGATGTGGCAGATGAAATTTTCGGCTGCCGCGTGGCCTTTGACGGTATGGTAACGCTATTGTCCTGCTCCAATTCGGACAAGGTGGATATCGAACTGCTGATTCAATGGCTGAAAACCTTCGGCCTGCGCCTGAACCTGTGCGAGAAAATGATTCAGCGGGTAACGGACGACTACTACGACCATACCTGCTGCTGATCCATCCGCCCCGCGCCATGCGGGGCGTTTTCTTTTGCCCAAAATGCCCCTGTTTTGTCATGGCAGGCTACCTGAAAATGTAGCCTGCCATTGATGTATTTCCTTTTATGACAACACAGGAGATTTTTATGCGTACCCAACTTGTAACCTTAAAACTGGGATTCAAAGTCAACGATCAGCGGCTGAAGGATGTGGTGCTGCGCGAGCCGACGGTGGCGGACTATATCGCCGCGGAAGTGAATGCGCCGGTGTATCGGCAGTATGCCTTCAAGGTGGCGCTGATTTCGCGCCTGATCGAAAAGCTGGAAGGCTTCGACGGCGAAGTGACGATGGGCATGATGAAAGAGTTGAAGCCGGTCGATGTGGCACGGCTCTCTGATGCCCTTACCCAGCTGGAGGAGGGCGACGAGGGGGAAGAATAAGCGGGCGGCCGAAAAACTTCTGGCGCTGCGTGTTCCTCATCGCCATGAAGACCGGCTGGCGCGAGCAGGACATTTTGAACCTGCCGGTAGCCCGCTTCCAGTTTTATATCGAAATCTTAACCGGGAAAGATAAATGAGCAGGGAAGAGTTGAAAGTGGTCATCGGCGCGGATGCGCAAGGCTACCTGCGCGGCATGAATACGGCCGCTGCAGGCACGCGCCGCTTCTCTGCCGGCATCCGCGGCGAATTCGAGCGGGTGAAGGGCACACTGGGCAGCCTGAAAGGGATATTGGCCGGTATCGGTGTTACCGTGGGCGGTATCAAGCTGGCGGTAGATACCGCTCAATTCGAGCGCGATATGCGCCGCCTACAGGTAAACCTCGGCGCCAGCCGCGCGGAAATGGAAGCGTGGCGCAGCGAAGCCTACGACAACCAAAAACGCTACGGCACCCTGCTCACCGACCAGAAAGAGTTGGCGGAAAGCCTGCAGGCTGCAGGGCTGGACATCACCGCCATCCGCGGTGCGGCCGAGCCGGTATCCAAAACATTACAGGTAGCCAAAACCAATGCCGACCAACTGGGTAAGGCACTGGGTGTGGCGCGTGAGCAGTTCGGCATCGATATCACCGATAAGGCGGCGGTGGAAGGGCTGTTGGATAGGATGGTGGTGGCCGGGCGCTTGGGTAATGCCGAGCTGGAAAACCTGCCGGATATTTTCGCCCGTATTGGTGGCAGAGCCAAGGCAGCTAACTTTACGCTGGATCAGACCTTGGCGCTGACTGAAGCGTTTTCCCAATCTGAACCGCAGGCTGAACGCTTGGCCACCTTGGTCAATAGCACGTTACGCATGTTTACCAGCGGTCGCTATATCCGTATGGCACAGGAAGGAACAGGCGTTAATTTCTTTGATGCCAAAGGCGCACGCCGTGATCCTTTGGAAATCATCCGCGATATTCGGACCGAATACCTCAAACTTAAGACTGACAGTCAAAAAGTTAATTTCCTAACCGCCGCCTTCGGCAAGATGGATGAAGACACCTACAAAGGGATGGATAAAGCGTTGCAGGAAGGCACGCTGGAAAAAATCGACGAGTTCAACCGCGAACTACGCAATGCTACCGGCACGGTAGACCGCGACCTCGGCACGGCAATGGACAATGCCGTGACCCAAGCTAACCGCCTGAAAGGCGCGTTCCATGAAGCAATCGAAGACGGCGTGATGCGGCCGTTGGATAACGCATTCACCAACGTGGTCGGCTTTATGATGGATTCGAAAGAACAGGGCGGCTTGGGTTTGAGTGGGGAATCGATGCTGAAAATCGGCGGCGGTGCCTTATCGGCCGCCTTGTTGGGCGGAATGGCTATCAGGTTGACGCGCGGACTGCGTGGCGGTGGCGGCCTGCTCGGGATCGGCGGTAATTTGGCTACCGCTAAAGCGATGGAGCATGCAGCCGGGGTGCAGCCGGTATTTGTGGTGAATATGCCTGGTGGCGGTTTTGGTGGCGGCGCGCTGCCCGGGTTGGGTGGCTTGGGTGGCTTGGGTGGTTTGGGTGGCGAAGCGGCCGGGGCCGCCGGTGCGCTGGGTAAATTCGCCCAGGCGGCCAACATCGCCGCCGCGGCGGTAACCGCATTCAGCGCAGGTTGGGCGGTCGGCACGGCAGCTCGCGAAACCTATCTGCAAACCGAAACCGGGCAGAAGTTCGATAGTGCGTTGGGGCAGACGGTAGCAACGGTACTGTCTTGGTTTGGGAATGAGGATGCCCAGTATGCGCGTGAACATAGCGATGAGAACGTGATCGGCGAATTGGTGGCGCGTTTTCAGGCATGGCACGGCAATAAAGAAGCAATCGAGGCACTGGAAATCAACCGGCAGATGGAGGCCGAGCGGCAGCGCAGCCAGGCGGTGCTGGACGGCACCTCGCAGCAGGCGGCGGAGGCGGTGAAAGCATCCGGTGATGCCGCCGCACAGAGCATCTCGGCGGCGAAAATCGGCGGGGAAATTAAGGTGATGGTGAGCGCGCCGGCCACCCTGAACGTATCCACCACGGCAGTCGGTACGCCGCAGACCAAGTTGAATGTGGGCCGAACCAATACAGGAGCGCAGTAATGGCGTTACGCGAAGCATCGTTTAAGGGCGTGCCGTTTAAGGTAGACGAAACGGAAGGCCAATTCGGTCGGCGCAATGTGCTGCACCAGTATCCGTATCGGGATTTGCCGTTCGCTGAAGACTTGGGACGCGAGGTGCGCCGCTTCTCCGTGCATGCCTTTGTGCTGACGCAGCCCGAATATGACGCGCTGGTGGAAGCGCTGGAAAGCGAAGGACCCGGCACGCTGATTCATCCGTGGTATGGCAGCGTGTTTGTGCAGCACGACGGCCAGCAGTCGGTAACTTATCCGCGTGCTGAGGGCGGGCGGTTTGATTTCCGGCTGTCGTTTGTGGAGGCGGGTGAAAACAACGAGCCGGACGTGCAGGAAGACGCCGACGGCCTGCTCTCCGGCTTGGTAGATGATGCGCTATCACAGGTAGGGATGAAGTTTGAAGCGGAATGGCTGCGCGATATCGACGGTTGGCTGGACGTGGCGGCTCAGCGGGCAGACGAGCTGATGAAAGGGTTTGAATATTACCTGACGCCGCTCGAGCGCGGTTTGGCAGGGGTAGAGAGGCTGACTTCCGGCGGCCGTGGTTTGTTGGCTAAGCCGATAGAGCTGTATTACCGCGTAGCCGGACTGATCCGTAAGATTGCCGCCCCGTTCCAGCGTGATACAGGCAGCTCATGGCAGACAGACAAAAGCCAGAGTGCGGGCAATTTGGCCGAGATGCCGGCTTTCCAGGTAACCAGCCGCCCGGATAGAGACCGGGCAATACTGGATACACTGCGCGGGCGCGAGCCACAAATTAGCGCGCGACCGCAGTGGACACTGCCCTATTCCCCGCGCAGCCAAACGGACTTGCCGCCGATGCCGCCCAGCTTGGCCGATGCAGTACGCCGCACGTTGGTGTTGGAACAGGCGCGCGGCATTGGTAGTCATGATTACGCCAGCCAAAGCGAATTACTGTCTGACCGCGACCTAGCCCTCTCCGCACTGCATAACGAAATGCAGCAGGCCAGCGGGCGGCTGTTCCGCGCGCTGGATGCGGTGCAGGCACAAGTGGTACGCACCGCACAGGCACGGCTGCCTACTATCCGCGAGCTGGCGGTGGTGGAAACACTGGATAACCTGCCTGCACTGCTGGTGGCATACCGTGTCAACGGCAGCATTGAGGCGTATGAAGACGTCGTGGCGCGCAACCATGTGCGCCACCCGCTGTTTGTGCCGGCGGGTCGTATCGAGGTGCTACGCGATGGCGAATAAATGTGAGTTATGGGTCAACAACCAGATTTTTGGCGGTTGGACGGAGATATCCATCCAGCGCGGCATCGAGCAGATGAGCGGCAGTTTTAGTTTAACGGTTACCGAGCGATGGCCTGGGCAGTTGGAGGTACGCCCGATTCAAACGGGCGACAGCTGCGTGGTGAAGATTGACGGCGTGGCGGTGGTGACCGGTTATGTGAACCGCACGCGGCAGGGCTACAGCGCCACCGATACATGGTTTTCGGTGGAAGGGCGGGATAAAACTGCCGACCTGACCGACTGCTCGGCCATCCATAAAAGCGGGCAATGGAAAAGCGCCAGCCTGAAACAAATTGCCGCCGATTTATGCCGGCCGTTCGGGATTGAAGTGTTTATCGGCGCACGCGGCGAGAAAGCGGCAAACGAAACCATTGCCAGTTTCGCGCTGGAAGACAGCGAAACGGTGCAGGATGCGCTGCAACGCCTGCTGCGTATGAAAGCGCTGATGATGTGGACCGACGGCAGCGGACGCTTGGTTATCGACCTGCCCAACCAAACGCCGGCCGGAACGGCGCTAGTGGAAGGGCAGAACATCCTGAGCGCGGAGAGCACGCAAGATGAGAGCGAGCAATACAGCGAATACATCGTGAAATCGCAAGGGCGCGGCAAGCACGACGGCAAAGGCAACGCTACCGATACCACAGTGAAGCGCTACCGGCCGCTGCTGATTCTAGCGGAAGACCAAAGCCAGAGCCCGGCGGCGCGTGCCAAGCACGAAGCCACCATGCGCGAAGGTAAGGCAGACCGTGCGGAAATAACCGTGCAGAGCTGGCGGCAGGCCGGCGACCAGGGCGACTTATGGTTCCCCGGCCTGCGCGTGCAGGTGCAGGCGGCGCGCATCCATAAAGACAACGAGGAGATGGTGATCTCCGAAATCGAATACATCCTGAACGACCAGGAAGGCACGATTGCCAAACTGCAGCTGGCCGACCCGAATGCTTACGACCAGCTGGCCGAACAACCGAGACAAAAACAAGGCCGCGACCACGGTAAGCGCCGCGGCAGAAGGAAGCGCAATGAATCCCCTGCAAAAAATCCGGCTGCTGGTAGCGCGCGGCGTACTTAACCTGCTGCGCACCAGTGGCCTGCAGATGATGCAGATCAGCATGCTGGAAGGCGAAACCCGCGATGAGGTGGAGCGGGTGCAGAACTACGGCCACAGCGGCCATCCGCCCGCCGGTTCCACCTTGGTGGCGGTGGCGGTGGGCGGCAGCCGCGACCACATGATCGTTGTGGCCTGCGAGCATCCGCAGTATTCGCCGACTTTGAAATCCGGCGAGAGCGCGATGTATGCCCAATTCGGGCAGCTGTTCAAAATGGACGAGCAAGGCAACGTAACGCTGAAATGCAAGGATTTTTCCATCGAGGCCAGCGGCAATGTTTCTACGCAGGCTGCCGGAAACGTTGAGCAGAAGGCTGGCGGCGCGCTGAATATGAGCGCTACGGCAGGCAGCCATATGGAAGGCGGCTTTAATGTGGACACCGTAACCGCGGATTCGGTGAGCGCCGACGGCGTGAAACTGGAAGACCATGCCCACAGCGGCGTGCAGAGCGGCGGAGATAACACTGGGGGACCGGTTAAATGACAAAACTGGTACTGGATTTGAACCTGGGCATCCCGTTTAATCAGCTGGAAGACGAATTGGTTTGTGCGGTGGTGCTGAGCTTGTTTTGCGATGCACGCGGCATTGAAGCCGATGGTAGCCCGGGGCGCGGATGGTGGGGTGACGGCCTCGCCGAAAACGACCGCTGGGGCAGCCGCCTTTGGGAGCTGCAGCGCAGTAAGGAAATCCACGAAACCCTACGGTTGGCGGAGGACTACGCCAGAACTGCCCTGGCCTGGCTGACGCAGGACGGCGTCGCCCGCCGCGTATCCATCACCGCATATACCCCACGACCTACCGTACTTGGACTACAGGTAAAAATCGACGATACCACGCTGAATTTGGAAGTGCGCCATGCCCTACGATAAAGAAAGCCTGCCTGAATTAAATCGACGGCTGGAAACCGAGCTGCCGCGCGCCAACGCTTCACCGGCGCTGCGCCGCAACCTGTTCACCCCGTTTGCGCGGGCGCTGGCCGCAGCGGTGCACGGCATCCACGAGCATATCGACTGGCGCACCCGCCAGATGTTCCCGCAAACCTGCGATGACGATGTGCTGGAAAACCTGCACGTTGGGTTATGGCTGCAAGGCAGCAAACGCCGTGCGGCCGTGCCTGCGGTGGGCAGGGTGGTGGTGCGCGGCGCGGGCGGGATCGAAATCCCGCAAGGCACCCTGTTCAACCGCAGTGATTCAGTGCAGTTTGCCGTGGTGGAAGGGGTGATTACCGATAGCGGCGGCAGTACCACGCTGCGGGTGTGCGCCACCCAGCCCGGGGCAGCCGGCAATACCGACAACGGCGCCATGTTGCGTTTCGCCAACCCGATAGCCGGCATTGAGAACACTGCCACCGTTGCTTATTTAAGCGGCGGCTCGGACATCGAGAGCCTACCCGAGCTCCGCCGCAGGGTGGTGGAAAGCCGCAACCTCGGCGGACAGGTGGGCAAATTAGCCGATTGGATACGCTGGGCGAAGGAAGTTCCCGGCATCACCCGTGTGTGGCCGGCGCCAAAATTGAGCGGGCTGGGCACGGTAACCGTGTATGTGGTGCGCGACCACGATAGCAACATCTTCCCCGATGCCGCCGAACTGTCCGAAGTGCAGAAGCATTTGGAGCACAGTGCGCTGCCGAACGGCGAAATCCATGTGGTATCACCACTGCCCAAGCCGGTGGATTTCAAAATCAAGATTACACCGGATACGCCGGAAGTGCGGGCTGCGGTGAAAGCGGAATTGAGCCGAGTGTTGGATGCCAACGCCTCCCCTGTGGCTTATGACGCGGCCGGCGATTTGGAACTGCCGGCACGTGGACACACCATCCCGCGCAGCCACCTCACGCAGGCCATATCCAACGCAGCCGGCGAATACGACCACCAGCTGCTACTGCCCGCCGGCGATATCACGCCGGCAGTAGGAGAGCTGGTTAGTTTGGGGCAAATCGAATGGGCTACCTGAACGCATTAGGCAAATTGCTGCCGCCAGGCATCGCGCTCGACCCACAGGCAGATGAACAGGCTGAGCTGCTACAAAAAACCGCCCGCGAACTGGAGGCGGTGGACGATTTAGATACCACGCTCTGGCAGGAGGTTGATCCTAGGTTGGCTACGCTGCTGTTGGTGGAATACGAACACAGCCTGAACCTACCGGACCGATGCACGGTAGGCATCCAATCCGTCGCCGAACGGCGGCAGGCGGTTTACAACAAGTTGGTGGATACCGGCGGCGCAAGACGTACCCGCTATTTAGCGATTCTGGAGAGATTAGGGCAGAGTGAAGCCCAAATAGAACGGTTCACCCTGCACACCTGCGAGAGTGACTGTGAATTTGCGGTATTCGACCACACCGACTGGCTGTTTACTTGGTCGGTATCGCTCAAGTCCGACAAGCAATATATCGAAGCTACCTGCCAGAGCCATTGTGAAGAGCCGCTGGCCACTTGGGGCAATACCCATATCGAGTGCGTGCTGAACCGAGAGAAACAGGCGCATACCCAACTGATTTTCAAATACATAGGATGAGACCATGAAACGGGCAGACCTAGAAAAGCGCGCCCAGCGCGACAAATTCGGCGCGGGCAAACACGGATTCCAAAGCGGCAACCCCGCAGGCGGCCTGCTGCCAACCATTCCCGGGGCGGCGTGGTTCGACCACACGCAGGAAGAGATTTGCGCGGTAATCGAGGCGGCTGGGCTGACGGTAGACCCGAGCCAGTACAACCAAATGCTGACCGCGCTGCGCAAAATCATCGACGAGCAGGCCGGCGGCAAAGGCTTGCCCGTAGGCGCAGTGGTGGGTTTCCCGCGCAGTGTTACCAGCCAAGAAGGCTACCTGAAAGCCGACGGCAGCACCTTTGCCCAGGCTACCTATCCCGACCTGTATCGCGTGCTGGGCGGCAACAAGCTGCCCGATATGCGCGATACCACGCCTGTTGGTGAGTTGGTGATGTGGACGATGGACGGTGCGCTGCCGGACTACCTGATTGACGCCAACGGCCAAAACATCAGCCGCACCGCCTATCCGGAGCTGTTTGCCAAATGGGGCACCCGCTACGGCGCGGGCAACGGCAGCACCACCTTCGGCGTGCCGGACTGGCGCGGCGAGTTCCCGCGCTTTTGGGACAACGGGCGCGGCGTGGACGTAGGGCGTGCGCTCGGCTCGGCACAGAGCGACGAGTTTAAATCGCACACCCACGGCGGCGTGCCGCAGCGTGCCGGCGACAGCGACCGTGGTGGCGCGGTGTCATGGTTTTCGATTGACGGCATAGGCCAAACCGAAGCGGCGGGCGGCAGCGAAACCCGCCCGCGCAACGTAGCGGTACGTGCCTGCATTGTGGCTAAAACGCCAGATAAGGGCATCAACTATTGGATCAAAGCCTACGGCAAGGTTACCAACGCCGGTGTATTGGATGCCTCCACGCTGGCCGCCGGGCTGCAAAACAAATCCGACAAGGGGCACACCCACCGCGCCACCGAAATCACCGACTTTGCCGAGGCGGTGGCCGCGCTCACCGTGTATCAAAAAATCGGCACGTTTGACATTTGCAAGCTGCCGGACGGCACACAAATTGAATCCGGTACGGTGCGCATCCAAAACCACAATAACAACCCGACAGCCCGGGTGCTGACATGGCCGCTGGCCTTTGTCACCGCCCCGGTGGTGGTCGCCACCCTGTCTGCGCCAGAAGGCAACGTGCGCGATATTTGGGTAACCATTGACAGCAGGCAGAGCAACCAGTCGGCTGTGTACTACTGGTTACACGAGCAGATTTATAACACCCCGGATGTGACGGTTAATTTCGTCGCAATCGGGCGTTGGAAATAGGAGTAGATGATGACTGTGTATTACTACCAAAACGGATTCTTGCACACCGACGGCACGCCGCCGGAAGGCGCAGTCGCCCTCACCGCCGCCGAGCATGAGGCGCTGGTTGTCGGGCAATGTACCGGGCAAATCGTGATGCCGGGCAAAGACGGCAAACCTGTATTGGCTGACCCCGCGCCCTGCTCGTCCAGCACTTGGGACGGGGAGCAATGGCACATCACCCCAGAGTGTGCCGCCCGGCTTAAAGCCGAACAGCAGGATGAGATGTGGGAGAGAATAAAAGATAAGCGCCACGAAAACCTGCGGGCTGGCGTGTATGTTAAATCCGTCAAAAGATGGTTTCACACTAACGACGAATCGCGCACGCAGTACGTCATGCTCCGTACCATGAAAGAACTGCCGGCTGGGTTACGGTGGAAAACGATGGAGAACGACTTTGTTGTTATGACCCGTGAGTTGTTGGATGAGTTGTCTATGCAGATGTTGCTGGATGAGCAGGCCGACTTTGCCAACGCCGAACGCCATAAAGCCGCCATGCTCAAAGCCGAAAACCCGCTGGGGTATGACTATTCCGATGGCTGGACGGCCAACTACGAGCAGCCCGCCGCCGAACTTGAGGAGGCAGGTAAATGAGCCAGCGACCGATTTATCTCGCCTTGTACAAAGGCCATCGCGACGGCACCGGCTGGCGCGTATGGTGTGCCCGGGCTACCGATTGGCTCACGCGCGTTTTGACCCGTGGGCAGTACAGCCACGCCGAGATCGCAGTCAGGCTGCCTGAAAATGACGTTGCGGATGCGGTGCAGTATGAATGCTATTCCGCCTCCATCCGGGATGGCGGGGTGCGCCTGAAAACCATGCCGCTGCCGGGTAACAAGTGGGATTTAATTGATTTATCTACCGACCCGCTGTTGGCTGCGCGCTTGTTTACCGTGTGGCAGCTTACCCGAACCAAACCCTACGACTTAACTGGGGCATTCGGGGTGGTATTTAAGTTCCGCGAGAATCCGCAGCGGTGGTTTTGCTCGGAATGGTGCGCGGAGGTGTTGGGCTTGCCGGACAGTTGGCGCTTTTCGCCGAATGATCTGGCGGCGATTTTGAGGAGGCAACGATGAGTATCCCGCGAAAAATCTTGTACGGACGATTACGGCACAGCCTGCGCTGGCCGATGAAAATCATCTCGGTGGCATTAAATCTGCTGTTTCTGCCCGAGCCGTGGCGGCAATGGATGTTTGGCACAGGTACGCGGGCGTTGGAAGGGCTGAATGCGCTGATGCTGCTGGGCTGGGCTTGGGTGATGGTGTTTGCCGACGGGGTGTTGGCGCTGCCCAGCTATTCGCGCTTCGCCAACCTGCCGCTGAGTTTGGTATGCGGGTTGTTTGCACTGGTCGGCATCCTGCTGGCGGCATTCTTACCGTCTGAAACCCCGCGCAGCAATGTGATTAGCGGCTGGCTGCTGCTGGCGGCATCCATGCTGTGGGTGTTGGTAACCGCCAGCTTTTGGGGCGGCTACCCGCCGGCAAATACGGCAATGGTGGTTTATCCGGTTCTCGCGCTCATTAGTTGGTGGGCGGGGATTTTGTTAATCGAAAACAGCAAGCACCAAATGGAGAAAGCGCAGGGTGTTTAATGAACTGGTCTATTTTTACCAGCGTCACGGCGCTGGCCGTGTACGGCGGGCTGGTAAGTTCTTTGCGGGCGGCGTTTAAAGCAAGAAAACCAACAGCCGAGAAGGCATTGGACGTAGTAGTAGGGATGGTGATGGCGGCGAGCATGGCGGAATATTTCGTGCCGAGCAACGCGCCGAAGGTAGCGATGTTTGTCGGCCTGATTGCCGGCAGTTTCGGTGGCTACCTGATGGATGCGATTCAGGCGCTCTCGCCAAAATTGGCCGACGGCATTTTAGAGGGAGTGTTGGGCCGTTTCGGCTACCGCAGGCAGCCTGAAACACAGCCAGTAATCATCCCGGACGAGCCGCCGGAAAATGAAGAGTGAGCACGCTTTCAGACTACCTGAAATACTGCAGTCTGAAAGCCATAAATAAACTTGATAAACAGTAAATTTAACCAGGTGTAAAAACACCACATTGGAACGTTTTCAGGCTACCTGAAAGTGAGGCAAATATGACGCAAGAAAAAATAACCCCCGAAACCAAAATTACTCCGCACTTTACCTACCGCGAGCTGACCAACAGCGCCACCGGCAGGCGGCTCGGGCTGGAGAACAAACCGAACGAGCAGGAACTGGCCAACATCCGCAAAACGGCGGAGCGCTTGGAAAAAATCCGCGCCTGGCTGAGTAAGAAATACGGGCGCGAAGTGAGCATCTATGTGTTGTCTTGCTTTCGAAGCGAAGCGGTTAACCGCGCGGTGGGCGGCGTGAAAACTTCGGCACACCGCTTCGGTTCGGCGGCCGATATTGATGCGGCCGGCATCAGTAATCTGCAGCTGGCTAAAGACATCATTGAAATGCGCGATGCCGGGGAAATCACATTTGACCAGCTGATTTACGAATTCCCGGAACGCGGCGAGGCCGGCTGGATACATTTCGGCTGCCGCCATCACTCGGCAGAGCGCAATGAAATCCGCACTGCCACCAAGCGCGGTAGTAAGGACGGTAAAACGCACTACCCGCTGGGCTTGCACCCATAAAGGAAAAAACAATGGGATTCTTAATCAAATATTGGAAATATTGGCTACCCGCCCTGATGCTGGCCGCTGTGATCGGCGGGGAATACTACTACGGCGAGCAACGCTACAACGCCGGTTTCCAGGCGGCGACAGCCAAGCTCAAAGCCGAGCAGGAAAAAGCGGCACGAGAGCAGGCAGAGGCCGTATTAGCCAAAGAGAGGCGGCAACAGGCACAGCTGGCTGCCGCACAAAGTGAAATCGAAAAGGAACGAGAACATGCGAAAACTACTATTGCCGGTTTGTATACTGAGCTTGGCCGCGTGCGCCAAACCGCCGACGCACATCGCCGCGCCCTGTCCCAAACCGCTGCAGCCGCCCGCACACCTGATGGCGAAACAGCTGCCGCCGGCTGGCAGCTATTCGGAGAATGCACGGAAAGATATGCAGCGGTGGCTAAAGACGCCGACGAATTAAGGAACGATTCAGCCGAGTGGCAGGCGTATGGCCGCGTGAACCAACAGGCTGCCGAATAGCGAACCAAACCAAGAAACCGCCGATTGAATCGGCGGTTTTTATATTTCAGGCAGCCTGAAAATTACGGATGGTGGGAAGGTGTAATTTTGTTATTTCCCATCCCATTCGAAAGATTCCCCAGTAAACATAGCAGCTAGCTTGGCTACCCTGTGGGTGTTGATTAGGATAGAAGGAGTGATAGGTTTGAACCCTCCGATATAAGACCACATAAGTAGCCGCTGCTGGATATTTCTGGCCGTCATCTCCCGTCCATCTTTTCCGGGGAAAAGGAAAGATCCGGGCGGGCGGCCTAAACACCATTCCCTTAATGGTTTATGCCCGACATTCTCTTCTTCGATAAGCTGTAAGGCATCAGATACTTTTTTATTGAGCAGCTCGCTGATTTTCAAACCATATTCCAGCATCATAAAAACTGCGCAGTAATCTCGCAGCGCCAGCTCGTGAGTTTGCGAGCGGATGAAACTCAAAAACCTGCAGGCTTCCTGATATTCCAGAAACTCTACCGGCTCCAAATTCTTCACTTCACCCACTCCCGCATAAACGTGAGCAGGATTTCGCGCTTGCCTTTGGGCAGCTTGTCGAACAGGCGCAAGAACTCGCGCTGCTCTTCGGTATAGCTGTTGTATTCAGGCAGGGCTTCAGTCAATACGACACTGGCCGGCTCATACACGATGCCGGTCATTTCACCTTTGCCGGTAGCCAGCCATTCGAAGTTCACATCCAGCGCTTGGGCAATGCGCGACAAGTTCTCCGTGGCGGGATCTGTCCGCCCGGTTTCCCATTGAGCGACACCGGTTTGGTGGACGCCTACCTCATCAGCCAGCCATTTTTGAGAACGGCCGCGCTGTTTTCTTGCCAACTTTATTCTATTTCCAATCATAGGCTTAATTTTAATAGCTGAACTATTACACAGAAAACTTAGTATTGCTATTTGACTTATTTTAATAGTGATACTATTATTCGCACACAGCAAACACCAAGGGTTAAACAAAAACATGGAAAGCAAATTACTCAAGGCAAGGAAAGCAAAGGGGTTCACACAGGCTTATGTGGCGGAACAGGTTGGGTGTACTCAAACCAATATCAGCCACATCGAAATCGGCCGGCAGCGGGCAACCCCGGAAATTGCACAGAAACTGGCTGAGCTGCTTGGGCTTTCGCCGATGGATATTTTGTATCCCAGCAATCAGGCAGAGTAAGCCATCAACTGCAGTATCCGCCGTCACGCCATCCGCCACAAATGACAAACACACAAGGTTTCACACATGTTTAAAAACGATGTTTTCGAGTTAATCCGACAGAGCGCCTACCACTACGGCGTGCCGAAGCTGGCCGCCAAGATGGGGCTGGCTCCCGGCACACTCTACAACAAGCTCAACAACGACGAGGGCTGTAGCCACCACAAACTGACCCTGCAGGACTTCATCGCCATCCTCGGCATTACCGGCGATACCGCCGCGCTGCAGGGGCTGGCAGGGCTGTTCGACCACGCGGTATTCCCGCTGCCGCAAATGGAGCAGATGGGCGACGACGCGCTGCTGGATATGGTGAATCAGGTTTATGTTCAAGGCGGCCGCGCGCATACGGTAATGGCCGAGGCGCTGGCGGACGGACAGGTAAGCGAAGAGGAATACAGCGCCTACGATTTGGAATGCAGGCAATGGGTGGCTGCCATCGTGGCACTGCGGCGGCGATTTAAAAACATGGTGGTGATTGTGAATGAAAGAAGAAGCACCTGACTTCCTGCAGAAGCATGGCATTCGGCTTGTTTGCGATAACGCTCAAGGCGGGCAGCTTTCCGTTTCCGCCGAGCTGCTGGCCGACTTATTCGGTGAGGAGTTTCTCGCCGCAGTGCCGGCACCCCGTAACGAAGAATCAAAGGAATGCCATGAAAGAAATCGCCATTCAGCCGGGCCTTCAAATGATTTTGGCCGGAGCGAACCACATCACCACCCTCAGTCTGCCGCGTGAAAACGGGCAGCTATACATAGAAATCGGCAAAGACCGGTTCCCCGCACGGAAGACCAATCAATTTGAAACAGGCGGCATCCTGTGCTGCTTGGAAATTATCAAAGACGGACAACCAGAGATTATTTTCAGTTTAAGCGGCAGCCAGCCCCTGATGCTGACCCTGCCGGCAGGAGAACAAGCATGAACCATTATCTGACCGAAGCCGAGCAAGGCAAGCTGCTGGCCACCATCGGGCAATACCGTGAAGAAAAGGCGCAGCGCGATTTCCACATTGTTTCCGCGCTGATTGCCAGCGGGCTGCGCATCGGCGAATTCCTGCTAGTTACCGTGGGCGACGTGTATGCCGCGCTGGATACTAACTACCTCTACATTCCCGCCGCCAACCGCAAAGGCGGCAAACGCGACCACAGCGTGTACCTCACCAAAACCCTGCGCCGAGACCTGAGCAGCCTGCTCGCCATCCGCGAAAGCACCGATGCCGAACACTATCTGGTGGCCGGGCGCAACGACCAAACCCCGATGAGCACACGCAACCTGCAGCAGCGGGTGAAAGCCTGGGCGAAAGAGGCCGGGCTCGCGCACCTCGACATCACTCCGCACTACTTCCGCCACACTGCCGCCATGAACCTATTGCGGCACAGCAGCGCCCGCGAACCGCTGCGCGTGGTGAAGTCGGCGCTGGGTCACCGCAACATCAACAGCACGTCGATCTACACCGAGGCCAGCCGCGAAGAAGTGGCCGAGGCCATGAACGCCGCCGACCAAGGCCGGCAGCCCCGCATCACGCTGGCGCAACTGCGCCGCGAATACCAACGGAGAACCGCAGCATGAAAACCATCTTATTTTTAGCTGTCGCCCTGCTGGCTGCTCCCAGCTTGGACGCGCAAGACCATTATCTGCAACTGCAAAATCCGCCAGCCGACTACCCAACCCGGCAACTGCTGCAGGCCGCCGAGTTGCGAGCTGATGCCGAAGCCGCCGAGCTGGCCAAGCATTACGAAGAGATGAATGACTATGAGGTAATGCGTGGCGTGGTTTATGAACCCACCGAATAAGCAGCCGCCATTCAGGCTACCTGAAAATTCAATACCCCCTCACACGGAGAACTAAACCATGTATTTCAACCAAGCCCAAAAACGTTTCTTTCAAACCGCCTCCCTGCCGGAAAAGCAGGCGTGGCTGCGCAAAGGCGAGCCGGAAGCCTTAGAGATGGCTCGAGGCAGCAATTTCGAGCATTCATTTTTCGTGCCGCTGCTGCGCGGAGCACGGTTGGACGGCGAATTCAAAACTTATCCGGAAGCCGTAGCCGAGGCGCAGCGGTATTTGGACGAACTGAAGGCCATGCCTGATTTGCCGGAGCTGGACGAAGAGGCGCTGGGTATCACTACGTTCAATCAGGATTTCGCGCGCACGATGAGTGAAGAGAAAAGCTACGGCATCGAACGCGTCATCCATATCGCGGCACAGGCCGAACATATCTGCGACGACTTCGCCCAATTTATTGATGATGAGCTGCCGGAAGAGCGGGTGCGGCAGGTGTTAGCAGAACAGGCAGGGCGGGCCGATTTCCTCGGTATGCTCGATGCCATTGAAGACGGTGCTTATCCAGACCACGATGAAGTGTTCTGCCTGCTGTACGAAAACGGCCTGATGGGCTGGTTGGTACAGGCTGCAACGCCGGTGAGTAAGAGAGGTGCCGGTGGCGGCGTGATCTATTCGTGGGGCTGTTATTACACCCAATGGTTCTACGCCGAAAGCTACGAAGCGGTGTTGTGGCAGGTGGATGCCTGGGCGGAGCGGATGCGCAAGCAGGATTTGCAGGAGGGCGAAAAATGAACCGCGCTGCCATCCATCCCTACTTTGGCGACCTAACCCGGCAGATTCTGGAGTGTGCCCAATACCAACAGGAGCGATTCAACCGGCAGGTATCCACCGCGCTGGGGCTGGTTGGGCTGATGGATGTGTTCAGGAAGGCGTTTGTGGAGCGCGGCTTACTATGCCAGCTCGCGATCGAATTCCGTGATTCGCCGATCCTGCTGGTGCAGCCGCATGACCGTGAATGGACAAACGATGAACTGTTGCAGGACATCGGCATCGACACTCTGTGCGAACAATACAAGCTGCAGGTGGGCAGGGTGCGCCGGGACGACGGCCTCTGCCCGCGCATCTATACCGAAGATGGCGAAGGCCCCAGCTTCGATATTCACCTCCTGTCGAAAGAATAAGCATGTATCCCCTTCCCATTCTCGCTCGTTTTGCCACACCGCACCGCTGCTTCGACCATGTGGTGGCCGCCATCCCGGGCATGGTGGTGGCGGTGCCGGAAATTATGATTTCAGGCTGCCTGAAAAACCTGCCTTTGGTTTGCCCCGTGCCGTGGCACGAAATTTGGAGCGTGCTGGACGTGGAGACCGACACCCCGGCCGGATTCGATGCCGACCTGTTTGTGCCGCCGTTGCTGCTCTCGCTTGGCATTGCCGAGCGCAGTTTCCTCAGCGCACCGCTGCCGGAGTATGCCGCTACGGTGTTCAGCCTCCCGGACGGGCTGCGATTGGGCATCAGCAACGACTATGTGCATAAGGTGGTGCAGTCATGAGCCAATCGCCTGCCATGAGCCAGTGGTTCGAGCAGCTGAAGATGCTCGACATCCACCAAGTGGCCGAGAAAATGGGGTTGGAGCGCGACGGCAGCCACGGCAACTACCGCTCGCCGAACCGCGAAGACAAACACCACAGCCTGAGCCTGCACAAGCAGGGCAAATACGGTCAAGGCTGGAAAGACCATGCCACCAACGAAGGCGGCAGCACCATCGACCTCTTAATCTACGGCGGCTTCGCCAACGATCCGATGAGTGCCGCCACCCTGCTCGGTAACTGGTTCGGACTGCCCAAACCGGCGCCGGAAAACCAAACCCCGCGCCAGCTGACCAAGGCCGGTTTCATTGCGCAGAAATGCCTGGCCATGCCCGAGCCGCTGTTCGATTACCTCGCCGGCCGCGGGATTTCCCAAGACGTGATTCAGGCAGCCATCAGTCGCCGCACCGCCGGCTGGAATACCTGGACATCGCCCAAAGTCGCCGCCGGTTCGCCCGGCTACGGCGGCCCCGCCGCCGCCTTCATGGTGTACGACCGCAACGGCGTGTGTGTGGCAGTGGATTTGCGCTATGCCGACGCCGAGCTCAACGGCAATGTGAAAACCCAATGCCAGGGCGAAAAAAGCGGCCACTACTGGACCAGCAACCCGCGCCGGTTGGCTGCCGCCGGCACGGTATACATCGTGGAATCGCCTATCAATGCCTTATCGGTGGAGACTGCTTTTGCCCATCATCCGCGTGTGGCGGCGATGGCCATCCGCGGCGTGGCCAATGTGGACAACATCGATTGGTCGCTGCTGCGCGGCAAACGGGCGCTGATTGCGCTGGACCACACCGACGCCGTGAACCCGAAAACCGGCAAACGCCCCGGCATGGATGCCGCCTACCGGCTCTACGACGCGTTGACTGCCGCCGACGTGGCTGCACGCATGGTGGACATGATTGATTGGGAGGAAGGCGAAGACATCAACGACGTGCTGCAGCGGCACGGCGCATCGGAGCTGCTGAAACGCCTGAAGCGGCTCGACGGCTGGCTGATTGCCGGCATGCCCAGCCTGAATGCGAACGACGCAGAAAAAGGCAAGGGCCGCCGCCGCATCATGCTGCCGGCGCAAGACTGGAATGTGTATTGGCGCTACCGCATCAGCGACGACTTCACCCAGTTTGTGGATGAATTCAAAACGCAGGTGGACGACGACACCGGCGAAGAAAGGCGCACTGAAACGCTGGGCGATTTGTGCGGCTTCCGCCTAGCCGCCACCAGCCGCCTGAATATCCAAGGCCACCTCGCCACCATCAACGGCAGCACCGACACCCAGCCGGAAGAGGTGTATTGCATATCGGTACAGCAACCGCGCCGCATCACACTCACCCGCGAAGTTATCCAGAGTGAAAAACTCTACAACCTCGACTGGTGGAAACGGCTCGGCCCGGTGTGGAAGCCGGCGCAGTTCACCCGCATGCTGACCATCATGGAACGCAGCGCCGACTTGGCGGCACGCGACGTGGTGAATTTTGTGGGGCTGGCGTGGCGCGACGGGCATCTGGCGGCAATGGAAGGGCAGGACACCTTTTTCACCGAACCGGCCAAACAGTGCCTGTACCACAACATGGTGTTCCCGCGCGGCTCGCAGCAGCACGCCCGCATGGTGGTGGAAGCCTATCAAGAGACCTTCAAAGAAAACGCCGCCGCCATTGCGCTGGTTTGGGCGCTGGGCTGCCACCTGAAAGCGGTGCTCGGCTTCTATCCCCACTTCCAGATGCAGGCCGAGAAAGGATCGGGCAAATCCAAACTGCTGGAAAGCCTGCAGGCTTCGCTGGCGTTTCAGGTGCTCTCCGGCCAGATGCTGAAAACCGACCACCGCCGCCGTGCTTCGGTGTCCTACACCTCGCACCCGGTGGGTTGGGACGAATATTCCAAACTGCCGAAATCCGCACTCTCCGACATCGACGGCCTGCTGCAATCCACCTACCGCTTCGAATTCACTCGTGTTGGCGCCGCGCTCACGCCCTATCTGATGTGCAGCCCGGTGCTGCTGGCCGGCGAAGAGGTGGATGTGGAGAGCCTGCAGTCGAAAACCTGCCGCAGCACCTTGAGCGTGGCCAAGCAGGGCAAAATCATCCCGCACAAGCTGCCGCAGTTCCCGGTGTGGCAATGGCTGCAATACCTCGCTTCGGTCGACCCGGAAACCATCCGCAACCTGCACGGCAAATGGACGGACTACTGCGCCGCCCGCGCCAGCGGCGACAGCACCGACGCCACCGCGCGCCGTATGCAGGAAAACTATGCCGCGGTGCTGACTGCCTGGGCGTTGCTGTCCGACTATGCCGATTTCGCCCAAGAACAGGGCGGCTTCATCGAAGACACCATCGCCGAAATGAACAGCCACCTGATGGACACCGACGGCACCCGCCTGCCGTGGGTGTGGATTATGGAAATCCTGCTCTCCGAGCTGGACGCCAAACGCTACGACCACCCCTTCTTATGGGAGCGCGACCACCAGCACGGCTGGGTGCTGTTCCTGCGCCCCAACCACGTGATGGACCACATCGGCACCGCCAACCACCTGCGCGACAAGTTCAACCACCTGCCCATCAAAACCGGGCGCATTTTCAAGCGCCAACTGATGGCCAGCGGCGTGGTGGTGCCGGGCTTGGAAGACGTGGAGCGCTCGATACAAGGCAAACGCACCGCCCACCTGACCGGCATCTCACTGGCCAAACTGGAAAAACTCGGCCTGTATGCCACCCCGTGGGAACCAGCCATGAAAGACGGTATTTAGCCGCCACCGCGCCTGAAGGCTTCAGGCTTTATTTGGAGATAGAAAGAATGCAAGCAAGCGAATTGAAAACCACCGGAAAGCAGCTTTTTAAAGTCTGCTTTGACGGTAACTTCGGAGATTTATGCGAAATCGAAGTAGCGATTGATTTCGATATTCCGGAGGTAAAACAATACATCCGTATGATGAGTTTATTTTGGCACGGCTGCCCAAGTGCTGATGCACCGTTTGAGGTGCACCTGCAGGCGTGGCTGCAGAAACTGGCCAACTACTGTTTCTACAACACGATAGGCGAAGACTGGTGGCATGACGATTTGGTCGAATCTTTCAATAAGGCAGAGGGCTATATCCCGCTGGACGGTTCGCGTGGCATTTTGCTTAAGTCATCATGGATTAGAAGTGTATATGACCACGAATTTGAAATTGTGGAAAACACCGAATACGAAGGCCAAATCGAGCCGAATTAAAACCAACTATTCAACACAGGGAAAGCAATATGAAAATCACATACAACCCACCGCGCCCCAGCGTGAATTATGAAATCAAACTGCAGGCCGCCTTCGAATTTTTGCAGGCCCATCCGGATATCAACCCCGAGCGGGTCAATCAGCATAGCATCGAGCACATGGCAGACGATATCGCCATGCATTCCACCATCAGCAGCGATGGCTACGAATTGTCCAAAGAGCTGGATACCAGCGCCGGCTGGGAAAATATCGATATGGATCTGGTCGAAACGCTCGACAGCTACAGCACATACCTGCACCACAGGTTGGAACGGGCGAAAAAGCAATGGGCGGAAGAAAACAACATCCAGCCGCCGTATCCGGTGGGCAGCCGCGTACGCAGCCTGCTGCAATGGAACAACATTACCGGCACCATCACCGGCATCAGCCAGCATCATGCCGCCTGCTACGAAGTGAAGAAAGACGGTACCGAGCCAGACGATACGACCCGCCGCATTATCGAATTCGAAGCCGTCGAGCTGTTAGAAGGGGAAACAAAATGAAAGAACGCCCGATTTTATTTAGTGGCCCGATGGCACGGGCGATTTTAGAAGGTCGTAAAACCCAGACCCGGCGCATCGTCAATCCGCAACCGAAAAACCGCAGGGGCGGCAGATGGATGTATTGCTATGAAAGCATGAATAAAAAATTAGAAGGCTCTTTTTACTACAGCTGGCCGGATAAAAAAAACGGGAATTGCTTTTCCGACCGCGGCCCAGAATCGCAAATTACCTACCCCTGCCCTTACGGCCAAGTCGGCGACCGCTTATGGGTACGCGAGGCTTGGGCGGTACACCCTGAAACAGGCAGCCTGCTCTACAGGGCTGATGACGATGCCCCCGAAAATACCCGTTGGAAACCGTCCATCCATATGCCGCACAAACACAGCCGCATCCTGCTAGAAGTCGTCGGGATCAAAGTGGAACGGCTGCAGGCCATCAGCCGGGAGGATGCGCAGGCGGAGGGTACGGATAACTACCCGGGGACGAATTGCCCCATCGACAAATTTTTCAACTACTGGTGCTACCTGAACGGCTTTGATTCTTGGGATGCAAACCCGTGGGTGTGGGTAGTCTCTTTCCAACGTTGTAAAGGAGAAGCATCATGAACCGCCTACAACGCCGCCAAGCTGAGCGGCAGGCCGCACGCAAACCGGGCTCGCCCGCCCGTACCTTGCGCCAGCCGCACGCGCAAAACCGCCTGCTCTTGCTGAAAAACCCGCAAAGGCTGCCTGAAACCGCCCTGCTCGATTCGCGCATCAAGCTGCATCTGTATCTGTTGCAGCTCAAACAGGCGCACGATGTGGACGGGGTGCGCTACTTCCAACACTTCCTCGACAACATCCGCACCATGTGCCTGCTGCAGGAGCGGCCGAAATACAAAGATGCCGCCGATAAGGCGCAGCAGGAGCTGGAAGCCAGCCCCCAAGACGGCCCGCGCCGCTTCCCGTGGTTGAGTGCGCTGGTAAACAGCTTTGACCGCGAAATGGAGCACACCAGTGCCACCCTGCTGGTGGAATGCAACGACCATGCCGCCGCCTGCGGCCAGCTGGCCTGTATCGCCATCATCATCGCCCTGCCGGACTACACCGCTGCCGCGCTGAAACAGTTGCTCGCCGGCGGCACACTGAAGGCTGCTGCCGAGCAGGCCGGCGCCGGCCAGGCGGAATTGAAGAAAAACTGCCTGATTATACTGCACCAGCTGCACAACCTGCTGTGGGCTGAGGTGGATTTCGCGCGGCCGTGGACACTCACCGCCGCCCGCCGACACAAACAAATCTACCTGCAGGCCATCGACCAACTGAAAAGCGTGGCCGGCCAGGCCGCCGCCCGTGTGGCCGACTTCCGCCGCCTGTTCGGCGTGGCGCTGGTCAATCTTGATGCGTTTATTCAGGCTACCTGAATTTGTAGGAGGGAAACATGTTTGAAATAGCGAAATTCCTATGGCACTTGGCCAGCGCAGCGGCAGCCGTGGTCGTGATTATCGTATCCGGCATTATGCTGTGGGTGATTGGGCAAGCGCTTGGGAATAAAGAGATTTGAAAAGGCTACCAGAAAATGAATATCCGTTTTGGCAGCCTGTGCAGCGGCATCGAAGCCGCCTCCGTGGCATGGGAGCCGCTGGGCTGGCAGCCCGCATGGTTTGCCGAAATCGAGCCCTTCCCCTCTGCCGTTTTAAAACACCATTGGCCGCACGTCCCCAACCACGGCGACATGACCCTGCTTGTCGGCAAAATCCTCTCCGGCGCGGTTGAAGCGCCCGACATCCTTGTCGGCGGCACGCCCTGCCAAGCCTTTTCCGTGGCCGGGTTGCGCGGCAGCCTGGACGACGAGCGCGGCAATTTAACCTTAGTCTTGATTAGGATTTTAGATGCAATTGACTTTATTCGCGCCCGAAACAGGCAGCCGCCCTGCATCCTCGTCTGGGAAAACGTGCCGGGCGTGCTCAACACCAAAGACAACGCCTTCGGCTGTTTTTTGGGTGGGCTGGCCGGAGAAAGCCTACCGCTTGAGCCGGCAGGGAAAAAATGGACGAACGCGGGTGCTGTGTTTGGCCCCGCCCGCGAAATCGCCTGGCGCGTCCTCGATGCGCAATATTTCGGAGTGCCCCAACGGCGCCGCCGCGTCTTTGCTGTCGCAAGTGCTGGAAGCCTCCACCCCGCCGAAATACTTTTTGAGCGACAGAGCCAAGCAGGGCATCCTGCAGCGGGCGCAGAGGAGGGGCAAAACACTGCCGCCTTTATTGAGGGCAGCTTTGGAACCTACAAACAATCCGCCGTCGGCGGAACGGTAAGGGCTAGTGGCGGAGCTGTGCAGGGTGGAAGCGAAACACTGCTTGCCTGCCGTATGCGCGGCTTTGGTGACTACATCCAAGACAACACTGCCAGCACCGTCAAATCCTGCGACCATAAAGATGCAACCGATCTAGTCGTCGTACACGGCCGGCAAGACCCCTGCACCTCAGACCAGGCGTTTGCTTTGGACTGCCAGCACAGCGGTAATACCAACGTTGTTTGCATCAATGGCAGCACCATCAACAAAGCCCCAACAGGCGGCGGAAACGGACTGGGTGCAGACGATAGCGGCATCTGCTACACCCTCACCACCACCGACCGCCATGCCGTTTCAGACGGCCTGCAGGTACGCCGCCTGATGCCGGTAGAGTGCGAGCGTTTGCAGGGCTTTCCCGATTACCACACCCGTATTCCTTGGCGCGGTAAACCTGCCGCCGACTGTCCGGACAGCCTGCGCTACAAAGCTATTGGCAACAGCATGGCTGTACCGGTGATGCGTTGGATAGGCGCACGGATAGAAGATTTCTTTAACCCAAAGGAAATGTAATGGAACAGGAAATACCCAGCTTGGCGCGCCAAGTTTTTGAAATATGGTTCAATGCGCTGGTCAAATATGAGCCGGATGCTTTGGATGACGTGAGAGAGACCGCATGGAAGGCGTGGAACACGCAGGCGGAACGGATGGCACATGAATGCAACCATGCCTATTTGGCCGGTGTATCCGATGGATTGAAAGATTGGAGCTGGATTGGTGTGAAATACAGGCTGCCTGAAAAAGAAGGCGATTATTTAGTCAGTGCTGCCGGCTGTGAAGCGAGGATCTGCCAGTTTAACGGGAAGAAATTCTTTTATATGGAATATGATAATGACTGGGACATGGTGGAAGTGAGCTTCGATCCCGACTATTGGATGCCGTTGCCCGTAGGTCCGCAGGTAAAGGGGTTGGGGGAATGAGCAGCTGCCTATCCTGCCTGCATTGGTGCACTTATGAAAAAGGCTCGGATAAAGTGGACCACCCTACGCCGATGCTGCGCCATGATATGGCTCCCTGCGCCCTGGGCGAGCCGTGGAACTACCTGCCGCAGCGCCATCCGGCCTGTTCGCGCTATCAGGCACTGCCGGCAGCCGGACAAGCAAAACGCGCCCGCTGGATAGCGGACGCGAAATTGCAATGTTACAGAAAATAAACGCATGAAAGGAGAATATTCACTTAAAGAGCCATCACGAATAAGACGGCGGCGGTTGGTGTGCGCGAACACGCCTTCCGCCAGCCTCAGCAGAGCGAGCCTGCATCAGCCCGTGGCCGCCACCCGATCAGGCGGCCTGATTCTAACCCAATAGAAGGAATCACGCCAATGCAGTATAGACTTGTGCGCGAACTCCGCTGCCCGCGCTGTGGTAAATTATTGGCCCGCTGCGGCCAGGGCAAAGCGGTGGTGCAGATTAAATGCGCCCGCTGCGGTTTCCTCGCTGCATTCAATTAA